TGAGTCTATTACGATTACGTCATATGAGGATTTTGGATAGAATAATTTACTAGTTTGAGTAGGGGTCATCTTAATAGTTAGTTTGCCGAGGGCTGCATCTATAACAATACCTGCGCTTGGTGATGTCAAGGTAAAAGCTAATTTGCTTCCGCCTTTTGTATCACGTACCTGCATCTTTGCGGATGCGCCAGTAAGGGATATAGGGACGCCTGCTGGGTCCTTATATTCTAAGATAAATGAGAAAGTAGTATTTTGATCTACTTCCCAGTTTTTTTGTCCTGCCATTTGCAAACTCTCCTAATAGGAAAACTCCTATGCTTATTTTAGCACAGGAGTCATCCTAATTGATTTTAAGAATTACTTCTTTGTGAAACCGAAAGCTGGCTCGTTACTATTAAGTGCTTTAAGAATAACTGGCAGGCATGCTGCTATTCCGCCCTTAATTAAATCTGATGGGTCTGTATTCCCAGTCATATAAAGAGCAATAGATGCACCCAAAAAGTGGCGGCCATAACTTGCTAGTGCTGCTAGAATTTTTTCTTGCATTTCTACTAGTCCATTCTTTTTTAGATCTTTTGTCATTTAGATCCTCCTTATTTCTGGGTATTGTACCCAGTAATTTTGGGTTTTACCCCAATTACATTATATACCTATTAGGCGGAAATGTCTACAATCTCACAATTTCCGTCTGACGTACAGGCTAGAGTTTGTGTTCCGCTTGTTCCGTCCTCTGTCTCATAGAAAGACAAATCCTCCCAACGAATTTCGTTGGGCATTTTAGCAAGCAAGGACTCGTACTCTTCTTTTGTTACTTCTTGGTACGGAGCTTGCTTATAAGAGTGATCGGACATTGGTAGGAATGAAATACCAGAAACTTCATCAAAGTTCTTGTATACCCAGGCTCCTACCTCCATCCATTCATCTTCTTTAACTGAAACTGTAATTGATGGCTTATGTTCACACCAAGCACGTTGGTAAACTAGCCAAATATTTAAATGCTCAATGGCGGTTAAGTCATTTCTAACAATTGCACCCTCTGGTGCTTTTACTGGAAATGAAAATACGTAAGTCTCGTTTGGCTTCATTACGTCATCTTCTACTGGAATGCCGACTTCCTTTAAGAAAGTAGAAATTGGATCTCCTTTAGAGCCACGAACTGTGCGAATATAATATGGAGAATGCCATGCATGCATTCCTGAAGACACCCCGACCAATTGAGATACTGTTCCTGATGGCTTTACACATGTAATAGCGGCAGACTCTGGAATCCCAATTTTCCCAGCCTCATCTTTATTCTTTGCTCTTGCTGATTCTCTGATAGTCATTAAAAATGCTTCTAGTGAAACTAGGTCTTCTTTGCCTGACATAAACTTATGTCCAAATTGTCCAGTAAGAGATACTCCCAATAGGCGTTCTTCTTCTGTATTGTCTTTCCAGATCTTGCGAAGATATTTAAAGTCTGTAAGGGTTGACTGCCACGTTCCAAGAATAGTTGCAAGCTCAACCTTGCGTTCAATATCTTTCTTTGTATCATTTTCACGTAGTACGACTTCTGAAAGGTTNCAAAACTGATAAGGACGTANAATAATCTCTGAGCAAGGGTTAGTTCCGTAGTGTATATCTGGATCTCGTCTACCATACTTGGCTGCTTGGGCTTGAGCTGCGGCCACATTGTATATGCCTCGTTCTCCCGACTTTGAATCATATAGAGATTTCCATTCTGCAATAAACTGCTCCATGTCTGGCTTACGTGAATACGCAACAGAGTTATTAGATAGTGAACGTTGAGTGTTGTTCTCCCACCAGTTACCTGATTTTGCTGCAGCCATCTCAATGTCGTTAATGTTAGACAGAGATATCATTGCTGAACGACGAACTCCTCCAACTACAACAACTTCACCAATTTTGCACATAATATCATGCGCTTCAATAGGTTTAAAATTGCGTCCTGCTGCTGATTTAAACTTTGCAATAGTAAAATCAAATAAATTAACTAATGGTTGTGGTCCAGAAGACCTGCCACCCATTGTTTTAAGTCTTGCGCCTGCGGGACGTACTTTAGATACATCAATTGCTGGAATTTGTCCTGACCAAAGTAAAGCAAGAAGTTCACGAAATGCTTTTGCCCAACCAGTCTTAGAATCTTCAACAATAATTACTGTAGTAGATTTTTCAAAAGTTTCTGGGATGGCAGGAAGTTTATTAATGTACTTATACTCAACAGAAAATCCTACTCCTGTGCCGCACATAAGAATATACATTGTTTCGTCAAATGAGCGTGGTGAATCTACTGGAACAAACGAACAATTATATCCTGCTACGTGATCTCTATCTAATGCAGCACCTGCTGTCATTACAGATCGCATTGATGGCATAACGTTTCTGTTAAAGACTGCTAACTTAAGTTCTTCTATTAATTTTGATTCTGGTTCGTATGAGTGTTCTTTAAAAAGATGNTTTAGCATAAANTCAAAATATCTATCTACTGTTTCTCCCCATGTCTCACGACGGTTTTCTTCTGACAGCCATCTTGCATAACGAGACAATGCAATAAAATTTTCGTATGGGTTTTCAATAGTTCTTGACATTTTTAAGTAACACCTTTTCTCCGCCTTGCGGTTATATNATTTTTTAGTTGAAGTCTAATTCTACCAAAGTTTAATTCAAAGGGGAAGGGGTATTAGAATTTTTCTGTTAAATGGCTAAAGGCATTCTTGGTCAACTTAATCCAATTATATTCTTCATGTATCTTAGTTGACTGAGCAAAGTAATATCCTGAGTATGGTTTAAAATTAATAACTGCATCATACATTAAATCTTCTAAATGTTTTGCATCTGGCTTAAACATTTTACCAATATGAGCATCTCCTACTGATTTTGGAGTAACCTCATCTGTAAGTTTAGACTTTAATGCTAATGGACCAATAAATTNTTTGTATTCCGCCCACGGATAAGTTGTTATTGTTGGCATTCCTGATGCAAGGGCCTGTAGCGGAATGAATCCAAAGCCTTCTCCCCATGTTGGGTATACAAGAACGTGGTGGGTATGATAAAGGTTTACTAATTGATTAATGTTGTACTCTTCTGTAATTACAGTAATGTTACTATAAACAGAGGACGGGGAAACTAGGGATCCGTTTTTGTCATAGATTCTAATTGAGCTATTTAGATGAGCCTTGATAGTTAAATGATACTTTGGGTCATTGCCAAACATTTTGATAAAGGTATCTACAACTAATTGGCCGTCTTTTCTTGGAGAAGGTTCCCCAACATGTAAGAATTTAAATACATCTTTAACAATTCTTTTTCTTGGCTTCCATACATCTTCAATACCGTGAGGATAAACTTGTATATCTTTATTAATGCCATTATTTTTAAATATTTCTGAATTCCAAGTTGATGTTGACCACACCTCGTCACACAAATTAAATCTTTCTACCCAATCTGGTCTCATGCCAGTAGACTCCCACGGAGTGTACCCAATTTGATATTGATTCTTATGTAGTTTAAATAGGTGAGGTTGAGTAAAATTTATTTGTATTGGGGCTTTTGCATTTGACCATTTCACCGTGTGACCCAGCTCTTGTAATGATTTAACGATATGTTGTGAGGCATACCCGAAACCCACTGCGGGGTTTAAGCCTGATCTTGGTGTATAAAAAGATATATCCATTTTATTATTTCTGGTCAACTAGCTTGACACCTGCTGTCAAGTAATGCTACTATTATAGTTCGTTATCTCTAGAGGAGGAAATGCCAATGGAGAAAATTAAACAACGCTTGAGTGAAGTTGCTCATAGCTGGTCTTACATAGTAATGATAACATTATTTTTGTTTACAGTCCAGCCTGGTCCAACAACAAGTCAAGCTTTAACAACATTACCTGTAAAGGTAATAAAAACCGAAAAACAACTAAAAAGAGAAATACTAGATAGGTTCAGCAATGAAACCTATAAGCATTCAGAAATGCTTGCAGCCTCAGATTTAAAAGATTTATTATGGGCTGTAGGATTTGAAGGAACTGCTTTAAAAACAGCTTGGGCTATTGCTCGTGTAGAGTCTAACGGGAGACCGCTAGCTTTAAATGACAATATCAAGACTGGAGATAAATCTTACGGAATTTTTCAGATCAACATGTTGGGAAACCTAGGTGATGATCGTAAAGAAAAATTTGAATTAGTTTCAGATAAGGAATTATTTGATCCAGTAACAAACGCAGAGATAACGTACTATATGACCAAAGGCGGCAAAGATTGGTCATCTTGGCCTAACTCAATAGGTAAGGCC